TAAAAAATCCGCAGATACAAATCTATAAAAATGATGTAGGATGGCTACAGGCTTGTAATATAATGATGAAGTCTCTAATTACGGATGTTATTTTGCTTAATGATGATACAATTGTTCTAACTGATATAGTTGAAGAAATGAGTAAGCTAGCTTATTCTAATAAATCTGTTGGAATTGTGGGGGGAAAATCGTTAGCTCCAGATGCTAATACAATTATTAATTACGGTATTTATATCTCACCAGATGGTAATACCGCACATAAATATTATGGACAACCCAAAGATTCTGTGGGTATAGCAAAACAGCGGGCAGTAGAAGGTTCTTGCATGTATATAAAAAGGGAAGTTATTGATAAGATTGGTTATTTCGATGAAGGTTATGGTATGGGTTACCGCGAAGAATTAGATTTTCAGCATAGGGCTACCGAAGCAGGATACGATATTTATTCCTGCCCTAGTGCTGAGTATATTCATTTGGTTTCACAAACAAATTCTAAACTTGGAATAACTAACTCTACGTATGACTATTACATGGAAAAATGGGGCCGAAAATTAGCTTTAGGTTTAATATAAAGGAGAAGGAATGGCGCAAAGAATTCAAGGCGAATTAGCTATTTTTTATGGGGATAAGCAAAATCAAAATGATTTCGACAACGGAATTTGGATGCAGATATTAGATATTCCTTATATACAAAAAATAGAAGAAGCACAATTTTACAAAGTTATAATTAGAACACTGTGGTTAGAAGCTACCGGATGGAGTAAGGAAATACGAAATAGGTATCCTCACGTTAAGCAGATAGGGCTCAGCGACCATCCGATTTCGACGCATATATCTCGATTGCCTGCTGAACAAGTGACACGTTACATCAGCGACTTGCAATATTTAGATGCTCTTATGGTTTTAACCGAAGAAGAGCGCCAATGGTATTCCGTTGCAGTACCATCTAAGCCTGTTGTACGTGTTGGCCTACCCTTTCCTGTAGAATCGTATGAAGAAAGATTCGGCAAATTCAGGAACTCTAAAAGAGTACTTGTGGGTTTAGGTGTTGGTGCATCAGATAATGATAGAAATTTTATCAGTAGCTTGCTAGTATTTCGTAAACTACAATTGAATAACCCCGACCTTAAGGGCGTATTCCTATCCGTGCCCAAAAACTTGGTTAAACAGTGTGCTATATTAGCCGACCAAGTAGAGAATGTATACATTCATGAGCGTGAGAATATGGAATCCTTTTATGACATGCTTTCGCAATGTCAATTTGTGATTAACCTAGCAGATAGGAATACGCCCGGTAGGTTACAGGGCGAGGCAGCTTTCTTTGAGATACCATGTATTGGTTCTAATCGACTTGAGTTACAGAATGAGCTATGGCCTATGTATTCGGTTAGTCCGTTTGAATTAGAAAAAGCTGTTGAGCGTTGTCAATGGATTATCGACCATAAGGAAGCATCTAATTTGGATGCTAAGCTAGCACGACAGCGATTAGAGCAAGAATACAATTATGATATTAGTAAACGTAGATTTGAGGAAATTCTAAAGAAGGTGAGCTAGCTGCCGATACAAGTTGTAAATAAAGAAACTATTAAGAAAATCATTGATAACGTACGGGATGAAATCGGGCGCAATGTTACTTTTTACACCGAAGGATTAGCTGCTTGCTCGTTATGTTCGGCAAGTGGTTACTATGATTCTATTGGTGATACTACTTTCTATACGGTTTGTCCGGTATGTAATGGTTCTTATTGGATAAATACTCCTATTGCAACGGATGTTTTAGCAAGAGTACATTGGGTAAATGATGAAGCCATTACTGCAACTCCGGGTGGAAAGTACTATATCGGAGAAGCGACATTAACCGTTGACCCAACATATTTGAATCTGGCAGAAGCTTGCCAGAAAGATACTGGTAAGGTAGTAGTAGATAGTCATGATATGCAAATTACAAAAATTATTCCCTTTGGTGCTCCCGAGATAAATCGATATCGAATTGTCTTGAAGAACATGGGGGATAGACCAACATAAAGGAAGGGAAAAGGATGTTTGAAGGAAACACTGTTGTTTGTCCGAACTGCGAAACACATTTTGAATATAATAAAATCAATGGTATGGCACTTATACAGGCAGCAGAAAGTATTGAAAAGCAAAAAAGAATGTATTGTCGTTTGACATTGGATGCTTTAGAAAATCTCCATAAGAATGGGGGTCTAACATTTTCTGCCTCTAAGAAAACTATCTTAGATAACTTTAATGACTTTAGTCGTTCTGTTCTTACGATTGTGGGGTTTGGTCAGGAGGCGGAATAAACTTGATAAGCGTGCAAGTAAATATCCTTGATATAGAGGACTTGATTTCGCGCAAAATTCCACAAAATATTGGAATAGGATTTGATATCATAGCAGCGGAATTTCGCCAAGGACTTGCTTTAAGTATTGTAAGACAAATCTTTGAAGCAGTTATGGGAAGGCTAGATAATGAAACTTTTCACTTTAGATATAAGGACCAGTTAATGGAAAATTTAGTTTTTCTTCCTATTCAAGTTATTCCTTCAAATGACCGCGTAACAATAGTAATAAATTTAGATGCGCTTGGAACAAAGGAAGATTTAGATTTAAGTGTGCATTATTTGGCTGCTATAGAAGATGGGGGGTTTGTAGAATCCTTACCCTACGCTCACCAAAAATTAAAAAATACCCAAGAAATGAGAGAAGAATGGTTAGCCGACCATTTTGCCGGGGTAATTGACGTTACCATTCAGGAAAGATTTGAATTTTGGGGTAAAAAGTCCCCACAATGGTTAATTTTAGAATACGGTACAACACATATTTATCCTATTCCAGCTTTCCATGTACAAGAATTAATTGAGACAGAATTAATAACTGTTGGACAAAATTTATTATTAAATATTCAAGAACAGATGGTACAAAATGCGGATGAAAAACAATTTCCAACGCCGATAACAGGTTTAAAATTTGACCCACGTTTAGGAACGACTGGAAGGTTTAGGGGTGCCTTGGGAAGAATTACGAGTTTGAAAGCGCCTTATGATTTTTAAGGAGTTATATGATTAAATGGCTGCTAAAACATATTATGAAAGACGTTCATTTAGAAATGCTCTTAAGACATTTCTAGAAACTAAAGGTTGGATTAATCTAAACTATGGTGAAGGATTCCAATCTGAAGAAACAATAAAAGTACCTATGGTATCTGTGTACTTTTTACCAAATTCGGGTAAAGCGTTTCAACTAGGTAAAACCGTAGAAAATATTTATCGAAGAAGAGTACAGATTGATTGTTATATGGAGTCCGAGTCAAGGGCCATGGCAATAACTGATGATATTATGGATTTTATGGACATAACTCCGATAGATATTCAAAATGAAAGTTCTGTAAGTTTAGGAAGTTTAATTTGTTATGATACAGATTCAATTTCTTCAGAAACAATGCCCCCAAATTTACTAAATCCGAAAGTTAATCGTTGGAGGGGCATTTCGAGCGGAACGTTCGAAGCTTTTTATTCTAGTTAGTTGACCGAACACATACACATAAGGGCGGGCAGCTAAAAAACGGGAAAGGAAAAGGTATAAGTAAATTAAACCTTATAAGGAGGATGAATTGATAAATGGCAAAACGCGCTAGGGTCCACTCAAGGGACTTACAGCCACAAGTAGCAACACCTAGAGGATTATTAAATGCTGCCCGCGTACAGAGATTCGACTGGCCTGCTAGTTTTCCAACTACAGCCATTGATGAGCTTGCAAGAAAGCTTCATGTAGGTACAACTAAGGAAATCCCTGATGTAACTGTTACGTTTGAAGCATTTGATGTTAGTCACAACACATACTCTTTTTTGACTGGTTATACACCAACTACATTTCCTGTTTCGGGAGTATCAATCACTGAATTAAAGAATGTTGACGTTATTGGTCAAATTAGAGATGCCAGTACTAAGGCAATCGTAAACGCACTTTATGTAAAGCGCGGAATCGTTACAGCTATGGATGCAACATTCGGAGTTAGAGATAACTCTACGGTTTCGTACACAGTATCGTCTAACTCTAAGAAAGAATTTAAACAGCCAGTTGTTTATGAGGCATTTACACTTGCTACAGCAACAGGTGTACAGACACTTACAAATGCACCAACATATTTAACAAGAACTTCTGGATATATTATTAATGCGTATCGCACAGGTACAGATAGTACAACGAACTTCCTTGACGAAGGAACAGATTTTACCGTAACAGGTGCTAATATTAATTTCAATGGAAACTCTACCGTAGCTAGTGATGCAATTTGGGTAACTTATTGTGCACCAGTTACACAGCTATTTGGCGGTCTTGATGATGCCGCACCAGCAGCTATTCAGGGTAAGTATGTTCCATTGACAATCAGTGTTAGTAGCATTCCCCGTGTTCAAAGTGCCACAATTAGAGCCGCATTTGATTCAGAGGGCATCTTTGAAATGGGCGGATTAGGAAAGCCGGTAGGATATGAAGTAGGAATACCAAATGTTACTGGTGATATTTCAGTATTAAAGACAGATAATGACCTGTTGAATTTATTAACAGCACAAGCATCTACAACAATTGAATCTGATATGGAATATGCTGTAGATACGTTACCATTAAAGGTTCAATTGAAGGACCCGAGAAATACAGCGAAAACTGTGTTGACTTATTATGTTCCATCAATCACAATCACGGCTGAGGGTGATGATAGTTCAGTTAATCAGTCAATGAATGAAACATTTAGTTGGCAATCAACAACAGGAGATTTGTTTGTAGCCTCTGGTGTGG